ATCGGCTATAAAATCATTGCCGTTTTGCTGCTTATCCGAAGGTTTGTTCTCTTTACTCATTTTGTTTCTAATTTAAAATTTAATGCGTTTTAATCGGCAACGCTTCATAGCCGTAGCCATTATGTGTAATACTAATCCTCGTTTTCAAAAGAATCTTTTACACCACATATTTTACATTGGTCATATAGGCAAGGGTCAAACCCCATATATCCCACATAAGTACACGCAACGCCTTTTGTCTTTGGTGTGCTTCTGTAATACTTGCAAGGTTTTATCCAATATCCATCAGTAGGCTCTTTAGCGTTGCGTTCTTCATCGTACTCGTAACAATACATTCCGTCAGGTATGCAATCCGTACTACGCATAACACCAAATAAACGCAATAATTTTGCGTACCTTGTTTCAAGCCAATACCATAATAATCTAAGTTTCGTTCTCATATCTATATTTGTGTTAAATTACTGCGTTTATTCAAACCGTTATAAAGCATCATAAATATTTTTTTCATCCTTACTTAAATCTTCATAGCTTGGTGCTACATAATCTAACATCATCTCGCTTTCTGTAAAGTAGCTTTCATCTTTATAACCTAAATCAACTTTCAAAGCTGGAGTATAAATCTTTATTCTATTTCGATACGATTTAATACGTTTAACGATTACTGAATTTTCTTTGTGAAATTTATTATTTCTTAGCTTTCTAAAATCAATTTGAATCTGAGTTAACAAGTCATCTGTAACAGCAATTTCTTTGCTTATCGCTTCGTTTATCTTCTTCGTTAAGTATTCGGTGTAATGTAATGCTTTCATTTGTTAATAGCGTTTAAGTATTGAAGATAAAGGTCTACATTAAAAGAACCCCCTTTTGTTTCTGCTGAACTTTTTTTAGTCCAATATTTTACTATTTTTCCTAAATTACCTCCGATGTATGTGTTTTGCTTTTTCATAACTTTGTTTTTTAAATGTTTGTAAATATAATAATTAATCTTCGTTAAAATAATCTTCTTCGTCAAATCCATCAACAAAATTAATGATTTCGCTATCTATTCTATTTGATAGTTTTTTTGTTAGTCCTGTAAAACCATTTTCAATTCTCATGTATTCAAGTCCTCCAGTTGTTGGAAAGCTTAACTCATTTTGATATTCATCTTCAAATGTTACTTCGTTTAAAGAAACTCTAATATCAATGGTTTCTGATTCCGTTTCATTTAGCTTTACGGTGTACAAACTTAAATCGTCTGCACCGTTAATTATTGCTAAATCTTTGCTTAAATAAGCTACTCCGTTGTGTACATAAAGTGTTTCCATAATTAATCGTTTTTTGGTTGTTTTATTTGTTCTTTAATTTTTGTTTCAATATCTTCAATCTGATCATACAAAACTTCATAAAAATTTGTTCCTTTAAATTCGATTGATTCAAGGTTAATAAAAAAGTCTGATGAATTATCACTATCCATTGTATAGGTTATATCAAACTCAACGTAACCTAATGTTATTTTTCCTGTGTACTCCATAATTGTTTTTTTTTAAATGTTTAATTTATTTATTGCACACCATTAAATTTGTTAGCGAAAAAAGATTTAATACCAAAACAAAATAAATTCTCTCCCATGTTTTTCATTTGAAATGCTGACTTTGGAAACCAATTTTTGCTTCCATGAATATCTATCAATACTGCTTTTTCAGTAGATTTTTCAACAAAAGCGAAAAAATTACCTACCATGTGAATACAACCGTTAGCTTGTATTTGTTTGTTTAACTCATCTAATGCTTTCATAATCTTTAATTTTAAATATTTCAACAAATATACAAAAACTTATTTGAATAAAACAAGCATAAAATAAAAAAAGGCTAAAATTAATTAGCCTTTAATTGTTAAATAGAATGTAAAGTGTTAATATTTAATTAGTTACTTAATTTATTTATTTTTATTAAAAAGGTAGATCGTCTGAAGATTCACTACTTTGCGATACTTCTGGAGTAGTTTCTTCTTTAGTTGCTACAACTATTGTACCATCAGTCCATGCTACTTTTCCGTTACCTATAAACGTTTTATTTGCTTTTGCATCACGTTCTTCTTTACTTTGGCTTAATGCTATTCCTACATTGTTACCGTACTTTGTTTCATCGTTAATACTAATAGAAAGGCTTAACCATTTCTTACCATCTTTCTCAAAGATTCTTGACTTATCTACCTTAGACAAATCGATACTTGCATTAATTATTGCACTCATATTTATTTATTTGATTGTTAAAAATTCTTGACTAAAAATATATTCTCTGATTATTTCGTATTTTGTTTTTCCAGTTTCGATTGAATAAAAAGCTAATGCTTTCAACTCCTCCTCCGTGAATGGAATGTTTAAGGTTCTGTTACCTTTGTACTTTACTTTTTTCATATTTACTTTTTTACGATTAAACTTGACTTGCTTTGTGTTACTGTTGGAAGTTCTATTACTTCTCCAGTTTCTTGATCTATTAATGATAAATTCATTTTCGCATACGACTTGTAAGCAGTCTTATATTTTTCTTCTATTGCTTTTAACTCAGAGTTTTTTTCTTCCCATTCTGAAATTCCTTTAAATGAAAACCTGGTCGCACCGTTTCTAACTTCATACTTTTGACCGTTAAATTCAAATGAAGATTGACCAAACTTTTCAGCTTCATCTATTGCGAATGTATCAATGCTTTTTTTAGCTTCGTTAAATACTGACTCCATTTTTTTAAAGATAGTATAAGCATCTAATGGGTTTATATTACCAATTTCAACGTCTTTAACGATGTTATTCACTATATTAGATACATTTGTTAGTCCAACTGTTTTAACTTGTTCTAATGCGTTTTGTGATTCTTGAGGAGTGTTTTCGTAATAATCTTCCTGTTCTCTGTCTATGTCGTAATTTTCTCTCATAATAATAATAATGCTTTAGTTTGTAATTCTGTTAACTCAAAACTTGATTTAAGTTTTTCTACTGTGTATTTACCCGTTTTTATTTGTTCTAGTGCTTTCTCAAATCTAGCATTGTCAATAGGTTGTTTAGAATGGTCGTTTGTTGCGTCAGCATCTTTTGTGTCATCAATTAAAAATAAACCGTTTAATGCGTACTTTCTAGCATAACTAGACGAACTTCCAAAACTTTGAGCAACATCCATTCCTTTACGATTAATATCTATTCCAGCTTGTGCAGTTACATTTAATTCAACTTCTGGACAATCATTGTCCCAAAATCTAGCTGAAGATTCTACAAATGTTATTCCTCCAACTTCTTTTACCTCATCAGATACATTTAAGCTACAATTATACTTTAATAATAAAGGCTTGACAGCTTCTAGTATATCCTCACAACTTCTGTAATTATACTTTCCAAATGTGTTCCGTTGGTTTTTCGGTGCTTTTAATTCGCTTTGAATTTTTACTAATTTTTCCATAATATACGTTTTAAATATTTCTACAAAGTTAATATAAAAATACATATAAACAAGGTTTTTTTATTATTTATAATCATTCTAAATAATTATGTAAAACCGTAAAAAAGTAAAAACTTGTAAAAACTTGAGGTGTTTTTTAACTTGTTGATTTACAATGTTTTAGTGAAAGTTGTTTTTTAGTAAGTGTTTGATTAATAACGTTTTAATGGAAATGTTAAAACTTTTTTACCTATATTGCTCTATAACAAAATATTTTTTTTTCAAAAAACACGAAATATTTTTACCTTTTCATTACTTTCTATGATTATCAATAAGTTAGACCGTAAAAACTTGTTAAACTTTTTACATCAAGTTTATACCTTTTTTACGTTTTGACTGTTTTTATTTAGAATCAATATAAATAACGATATTTTTTAATTAAAGTATTTTAAATATAAAATAATGTAGTATATTTGTAAAAGGAACGGTCAATTCCATATAAAGAAATTATTGTAAAATCCTTATTAAAAATGCTGTTTGACCGTGGCTTTTTAATAGGGATTTTCGTGTTATATAAAAACGGTTAAATATGAGTGAAGAAGTTTGGAAAGATATACCTAATTATGAAGGTATATATCAAGTCAGTAATTTAGGAAATGTTAAAAGTTTACCAAGATTAATTATTAATAGTAAAAATAGTTTTATATCAAAAGAAAGAATATTAAAACCTGGAAAATCAAATAATGGTTATTTATTAGTTGTTTTATGTAATAATTCTAATAGAGAAACAAAAAAAATTCATCAATTAGTAGCTATTTGTTTTTTAAATCATAAAACTTGTGGTCTACAATTAGTAGTAGACCATATAAATGATGACAAATTAGATAATAGAGTTGAAAATTTACAAGTTATCACACAAAGAGAAAATTCACATAAAACTCAAGGTAAATATTCATCTAATTTTAAAGGAGTTTATTTTCACAAGAAATATAAAAAATTTTCTGCAAGTATATATATACATGGAAAAAATAATCATTTAGGTTATTTTAATACAGAACAAGAAGCAAATGAAATATATAAATTAAAAACTATTGAAATATGAATGATAATAATACACAACCATTCTGGTCTGTAAATCAAAATGGTAAAATTGATTTGAATAATTATCTTTTCAAAAAGTTTCTTGAAGCAAATGACTATTTTAAAAATAAACCAAACTCAAACAGTTCATTTAATATAATAAAGAAAAATGATATTTTTTTAGAGATTAAAGATGAAACTGATTTAAAAGATTTTATACTTAATTACATAGAAGAAAATGATTTAGGAGTAGGGGTTTATAATTTAATGTCTGGAAATCTTAAATACTTTAAGCGTGATTTTCTGTCAATGATTAAATCTAAGGACATAGAGATAATGAAAGATACTAAAGATGATGCTTTCTTTTTTTATAATAATTGCATTGTTAACGTAAAGAAAAATGAAAAGAAAATAATTAACTATAAAGATGTAAATATTTCAATATGGAAAGACCAGGTTATTAATAGAGATTTTATTGAAGCAGATCATCATGAAAGTCAGTTTAGGACATTTATATGGAAAGTAAGTGGTGAGAATGTTGAACGTTACAATACCATGCAATCGGTTTTAGGTTACTTACTACATTCATATAAGACTAATTCTAATAATAGAGCTATTATATTTAATGATGAAATGATAAGCGACAACCCTAATGGTAGAAGTGGAAAGGGTTTAATTTGGAACGCACTTAAACAACTTAAAAAAGTTCAATCATTAGATGGTAAAACATTTACTTTTAATAAATCTTTTCCTTATCAAAACGTTTCAACTGATTGTCAAATATTAGTATTTGATGATGTTGAGAGAAACTTTCATTTTGAGAGTCTTTTTTCTGTAATTACTGAGGGTATAAATATAGAGTACAAGGGTAAAGATGCAATAAGATTATCAGTAGAAGAAAGTCCTAAAATAATAATAACAACTAACTACACTATTAAGGGTGATGGTGGCTCTCATGATGCTAGAAAGTTTGAGGTTGAAATGTCAACTTTCTTTAATGCAGATTATACTCCAGAAATGTTTTTTGGTAATAAATTATTTAATGACTGGGACGACAATGAGTGGGCTAGGTTTGATAATTATATGATGGAATGTTTGAAGAAATATTTAAACAGTGGATTGGTAAAATCAAATACTAAAAATTTAGAAGTTAGAAAATTAATTGATAAAATAGGTCATGAACTTCATACTTTTATAGAGTCAATAAAAAGGGATGAATGGATTAATATAAAAGCTATTTACGATAATTTTTTAGATTCTTATCCTGAGTTAAGAAAATGGTATAAACAAAATAGTTTAACTATTGGTTTAAAATCATATTGTAAACATTATAACATTGATTATAAAACATCTACAGCTGGTGGGGTTACAAAGATATTTATTGATAGTGGTAAACAAACAGATTCAGAAGATGATATTTGGGATGAAATACAAAAAGGTTTAAAATGAAAAAATATACATTAGAAGAAGTAAGAGCTTTAAAAGGTTTACCTAATGGAATTTTACAAACTAAATTTGGTGAAATTGATAATGCTTTAGCATCAAGTTATCTTAACAAGTTAATTGTTAGAACTCAAGTGAGGTCTATTAAAGAAAAAAAAGACTATCCTATTATTTCTGAGTTTATTTTTATTCAAGAGCAAATGGAACAAATGGAGTTTACAATAATGAAGTTAAAACAAGAAAATGAAACTTTAAACATGAAAATAAAATATTTAACAAATGAATAAAGAATTACGTTCGTACCAAATAGATTTATCTGAAAAAGCAGTTAAGATATTAAGAAGTAAAAAAATTGTTTATTTGTCGATGGAAGTTAGAACAGGTAAAACTTTAACTTCTTTAGAAATTGCTAAATTATATAATGCTAAAAAGGTTTTGTTTTTAACAAAGAAAAAAGCAATATCTAGTATTTTAGATGATTATAATAATTTTGGTTATAACAATGAATTTGAATTAATAGTTATTAATGATGAGTCAATGAGTAAAGTTATTGGTAAATTTGATTTAATCATTCATGATGAACATCATAGGTTTGGTGCTTTTCCAAAACCAGGCAAATACACTAAAGAATTTGCTCAAAGATTTTATAAATTACCAATGATATTTTTATCAGGAACTCCAACACCTGAGTCATTTTCTCAGATTTATCATCAGTTTTGGGTATCAGATTATACCCCATTTGCTGAAATAAATTTTTATAAATGGGCTTCTAATTATGTTAATGTAAAGCAAAAAAGAGTTTCTTATGGTTTATTTAATGATTATTCAGATGCAAACGTTGAATTAATTAATGAAAAAATAAAAGATTATCTAATAACATTCACGCAAAAAGAAGCTGGTTTTGAAACTGAAGTAAAAGAAAATATTTTACACTGTGAAATGAAACCTTTAACATATCAATTAATAAATAGACTTTCAAAAGATTTAGTAATAGAGGGTAAAGACGAAACAATTTTAGGAGATACAGCTGTTAAATTAATGAGTAAATTTCATCAAATGTATTCTGGAACTATTAAATTTGAATCAGGCAATACAATGATAATTGATGATAGCAAAGCTTTATTTATTAAAGAAAAATTTAAAAATAATAAGATAGCTATTTTCTACAAATTTAAAGCTGAATTAGAGTTATTACAGCAAACATTTAAGGATGAATTAACTACCGATTTAGATGAGTTTAACAATACAGATAAATCAATTGCTTATCAAATTATTTCTGGTCGTGAGGGAGTTAATTTAAGTAAAGCTAAATATTTAATATATTTTAACATAGATTTTTCAGCAACATCTTATTTTCAAAGTAGGGATAGATTAACAACGAAAGATAGATTAAGCAATGATGTATTTTGGATATTTTCAAAAGGTGGTATAGAAGATAACATTTATAAAGTTGTAAAAAATAAGAAAAAATATACAAGTAACTATTTTAAAAAAGACTATGCTCGAATCAGTTATTCAAAGTAAAATAATAAGTGAAGCCAAAAAGAATGGTTATTTAGTGCTTAAAGTTGTAAAGTGTAATATAAATGGTTATCCTGACATTACTTTATTTAAAGATAATTTAACTATATTTGTAGAAGTTAAAAACGAAAAAGGAGTTCAAAGCGAAATTCAAAAGTATGTTCAAAAACAACTTGAAAAGCAAGGATTCAAATATTATCTAGTTAGGTCGCTAGAAGAATTTAAACATATATTTTTAAAAGATGAGTGAACAATACAAAGCACCAAAGCACTACGACAATTCAAGCGGAAGCCTTTATCTATTTGCAGAACAACAAAAACTTAATGCGTGGGAATTTGATTGCATAAAAAGGATTGTAAGGTCAAGAAAAAAAGGTAATTTTATCGAGGACATAAACAAAACTATTCACGTTTTAGAACTGTACAAAAAAGAATATGAAGAAAAAAAAATCAATAATTGAAACAATAAACAAACTTTGTGATAAACATAACCTTAGCCACGAAGTAAAAGAGGATATAATTAAGCTATCAAAGAAATCATATACTCAAGGTTCTCACGATATGTTTAATGTTTTAAAAATACAAAATTAATTATTATGAGTCAAAAAAAATACACAATAATATTATTAAGCTTCTTAGCGTTCTTAGTTAGCTTAGTAATTTTTTTATACAGACTAGACGCTAAACAAAAAGAACAAGCTTTATTTAAAAAGTTTGATGAACAAATAGAATTAAGAAATAAAGAAATACAAAGAATTGAAAGAGAAAACGAAAAACGTAAATCTTTAGATAGTCTTAATATTTTATTAATGAAATATAATTACTAAATTTAAGTCATGGCAAGACCTATAGGAACTAAAAATATAAAAACTCCCGAGATACTTTGGGAGTTGTTTATTGAATATCGTGATGAGGTTAAAAGTAACCCTAGAAAAAAACACGTGTTTGTTGGTAAAGACGGTAATTCAGATTTTGAACAACTTGAAAGACCATTAACAATGGAAGGCTTCGAAAACTTTTGTTTTGAGAAAAATATAATTTCAGATTTAAGTCATTATTTTTGCAATTTAGATAATAGATATTCCGATTATGTCGCTATCTGTTCACGTATAAGGCAAAATATAAGACAAGACCAAATCGAGGGAGGTATGGTTGGACAGTATAACCCTAGCATAACTCAAAGGTTAAATGGACTTAAAGAAAGCCAAGAAGTTGAATTAAAACAAGAGCCTAGGGTGTTTAACATTGATTAACTAATATGCCTTTATCTGTTACTACTTCATTAAAGAAGATGCTGAAGATGAAAGCTCGTAAAAAAGTTATTCAGGGAGCAACTTCTAGCGGTAAGACATACGGTATCATTCCAATACTTTATGATAAATGTTTAGCAAATGATAGAATTAAAGTTACTGTAGTGGCTGAAACACTACCAGCAGTAAAAGAGGGTGCTTTAGAAATATTTAAGAATTTTATGTATGATGAATTTAGGTGGCGTGATAGTTGTTGGAATGCTTCAACTTTAACTTATACACTTCTTAACCGTTCAAAGATTCAATTCAAATCATTTGATTCAGTTGGAAAAGCAAAGTCCGGTGGTAAACGTGATATTCTATTTATCAATGAAGCGAACCATGTACCTTATGAGATTGCAGATGCTTTAATCATTCGCTCGAAAGAGGTATGGCTAGACTTTAATGCTGATTCTGAATTTTGGGCACACACTCAAATCTTAAAGTCTGAAAATAGCGAGTTTTTAAAGTTGACATATTTAGACAATGAAGCTATACCAACTGAAACGCTAGAAGATTTATTAGAGCGTAAACGTAAAGCAGATGAAGAGGAAAGAAAAGGTTTAAAGGGTTATTGGTGGAATTGGTGGCAAGTATATGGATTAGGCGAAATAGGTTCTATTCAAGGTGTGGTGTTTAACAACTGGCAAACAATTGAAACACTACCTAAAGAAGCTGAATTAGTAGGTCGTGGAATGGACTTTGGATTCACAAATGACCCTACAACAATAATAGATATTTACAAGTACAATCAAAAGTATATATTAGACGAAAGGCTTTATAAAACAGGGTTAACAAATAGCGACATTTGGAACGAGTTTAAACGATTACAGTTAGATAATTCTATTGTAACTATTGCGGATAGTGCAGAGCCAAAATCTATAACCGAATTAAGTAGGTTAGGAATGAAGATACAAGGTGCAATAAAAGGTGCTGATTCAATTAAGTTCGGTATTCAAAAGATGCAACAAGAGAATTTTTTAGTTACAGATAGAAGCGTTAATTTAATCAAAGAATTAAGAATGTATAGTTGGGCTACTGATAGAGAAGGTAATTCACTAAACAAGCCTATTGATGACTATAACCATACGATTGATAGTGTTAGATATTACTTTAATTCAAAACCAAAAGCAAAAGCACCTAGAAGTAGATTGATATGATTACATTTAAAACAAAATTAAAAACGTTTAGCGTTCCGAATAGTTGGTTAGACTTGACATTTAAGGAATATTTAGAGTTAACCAATATTGAAAGCCCTATTGAACAAGTAAAGAAGTTAACAAGTCTTAATGACTTTGAACTAGCTACAATTGATATAGAGCCAATTTTAAACGCTTTGAGCTTCTTAAAAGATGAGATTGATACTATTGAACCAAACGACTATATAAACGAGTTTAAAACGATTCCTATTGATATTGGTGAACATTCATTCGAGAAGAAGATAAACGTTGTTGATGCAATAGCAAACAATGATATTATTGAAACGATTAAAATCTATTCAGATGTTGATGTAAGTGAACATAATTGCTTCGATGTATTTGGGAACTTTAATTTTATCACTAACCAAGTAAAAGAGATACTTACAAAAGAAAGCGAGTTACTTAAATCTAGTGTTACGTACGAACAACAATTGGCAGGAGTTGATGAGTTCGATAAGCTAGGACACTTCAATACGATTGATAACATAGCTCAAAAGTATAATTATACTCATGCAGAGGTTGAGCAATTACCATATAATTTAGTTTTCCTAATATTGTTAAAATCAAATATAAGTGCTAAATTTGAAGAAAGGTACGCAAAAGTAATACAGAATAAAAAATGACAGTAGAAAGTTTATTAAGTGGGTTAGTTAGTCAAATGACAAGTAATGGTGAAAGTTACACGTTTTATTCGACATCTAGCGACATTCAGAATACAATTAGTGATGATGCTATTTTACCCGTAGTATTTTTAACTAGACCTTTCAAAATAAAACCCGAAATTGTAACGGGTGGTCACTTCAAGCAAACATACTACTGTAATGTTCTAATATTGTTTAAAGATAGCTTTGAGAACACGGAAGCTCAAAAGAATAGTATCTACGAGAAAGCGTTATTAGCTCAAAGAGAATTACATTTACTACTTGACAATTCACCTTATGTTAAAAACTTAGTAGTGGATATTTGTCCAGAGATTGAACATTTATTTGATGCTGATATTAGTGGGGTAATGATGCCTTTTAGTTTTGAAATGAAAAATACAAATAGCGTATGCAGTTAAGTAGACAACAAAAAAGAGCGATGTTAAGAAGATTAAACGACAAAGCAAAAATGACAGAGGTAATGGATAGAATTGAGAAAGCAAGTATTGAAATTAAAGATAAGCCTTATTTAAAGCGTTCAAAGATTGTTTACACTGTATTACAATGGTTACTAATTGGTGCAATAGTTATTTGGTTTGTCTTCGCTTAAAGAAATATTCCAACGCTTCATTGATGAGGTTGAGCCACAAATAAAGCAGGTAGTAGGAAGTTTTGCACCTACGATTGAAAGTGAGGTAAAAGACTATTCATTTACTATTTATGCAAGTCCTTACATTCGTGTTTTAATTGACGGTAGAAAGCCAACAAGTCAAGGTGCTTCAAAAGGAAATCCAACTTTACAAATGGTTATTTTAGATTGGATAAGAAGAAAGTCAATACAACCTGATAAACCAAACATGACGCAAGAGGGTTTAAGTTGGGCTATTTCAAAATCAATTCATAAACGAGGTACTTTACTTTATCAACGTGGAGGAGGTAATAGAATATTTGATAACATATTGACAGTTGATAAAGAAGAAAAATTACTATCTTTAATATCAGACTATTATTACACTCAAATAACAACGATAGCAAGAACATGATTAGCGTAATTTCAAAACCAATAACCAAAATAACTGGGGACACTTCAAATACTTCTAAGTGGGTAGGTATTCACCAGCCAGTTGAATTTGAAGTAAAAAGAAAAGATTATAACATATTATCAAAGGGAGGTGTTTATAACCAACCTCAAAATGATGGCACTACATTAGCCCTAACATGGTTCAGAATTACCGATATTGGAGAAATAAAAGTTGGTGATGTTATTAATTTTCTTTGTGGACCGGATGAAAAAAAGCGGTCATTTACTTTAACGGTAGCAAAGATAAATTTAGTATCGACAGGTAACTACTCATTTATATTTTTTGATTTAAACAACGTTATTGATGCGGATAAAATAACAGCATATAAAGCTTATGTTAATGTTCAAAGAAAAGGTTACTACATTGAAACATTTGTGTATCAATCAATAAAGAATGCCAATTTAGACCTGGCTGGTGTAGTTAGGTCAAAGGTAGATGTTTGGGGAAACGCAAAGATTAACATTCAAAAGGTGCTTAGTTCTAACATTATCAATGAAAATAAATCTAGCTATACTAAAATAAACGAACCTGTATATAACCAAGGAGGTATATATAACATTAAGATTCGAGAGGTTTACGATGGATTTGTCGGTGCTTTTACTACTTTGCTAAACACTGATAACCTTTACTTTGTTAATGGTTCTAAACAACTTCAAGACCCTAACAATTATAACTTTGGGGAGTTTGTTCCAACTTTAAACGATAGTAGGGTAAGTAAAGCTAAATTTTTAAGTGTGTTTGATAAACCGACATACTTCAATAATTACCCTTTTGATATATCATTTATTTACTCAGATAATTTATTGAACAAACAAGTTGCGAGAGTTGAAACAATTAACGGAGCTCCAACAAATACTAACTTATTAACTAACGGAAGAGGTTTTGTGAATAGATTAAAGTTAGCAGGGAGTTACGCCTCAAGTGTTAAAACTATTGATTTACATTTAGATGCTTCAACAAGTGCTACAACTCAAAATCCAGCAACTGGAACAGGTACACTTGCAGGAGTTGGGACAATATTTAATCCTTTTAGTCCTACGATAAGACATAAGTTAAGTGATTTAAACGCATGGTTAGAAGCGTATAATGACACTTTAAGACCAGTAACACATGAAAGATATTAATATATGAGAGCTACAGAAATAAAAACAATAAAAGTTAGTCATGAGTGTTATGATAACCCTATTTATTTAAGTTGGTTAAATGTTTACGGAGGTCGTGAGTATTGGTTGTTTGGCAAGGTGCAGGACAAAGGTATTAACACTTCTGTTAATGATACATTTGAGCCTATTGTAACTAATAACACTTCGTCAAGAGGTTACTTTGAAGAAAGCTCAAGAAATGCTACTCCTACTTTAACATTGTACGCTAATTTAGACATTGAAGATATTGAAGGGGTTAAAACAATTTTATATTCAGCTAATGTAGAAATGCTAATTAGTGAAAGTCCTTTAACGTGGCAAAATGTACGTCCTCAAGTAGGTAGTTTTAAGTTGTATGCTACTAATCAAACGAGTGCGACAATGTCATTCACTATTGAATTACCAAAAGTTAATATACAAGGTCAATGATTGAGTTAATAGTTAACAACGTTTCGCTAGATTTATCGAATAGAACAAGGATAGGTTTAACAATTCTTAGTTCAGACATAACTAGCTTAACCACTAGAACGGGTGATTTTACGAATAGCTTTACTATACCAGCGACTAAGCGAAATATGAAAGCCTTAGAACATGTTAACATGGTTACAAGTTCAAGTACATTACCTTATAGAGTTGTTAAAGCTACATTTAAAGAAGATGGCATTGAGATTGCAAGTGATGCCTATTGTGTTATTAGCTCGGTTACAAGTGACGATATTACATTAAACATATTTACAGGCAATCTAGATTTTATCAAAGCACTAGGTGACTTAAAAGTAAGTGACTTATATTTAGATGAGCCTTCAATCGTTTGGAATAGAACCAATGTAATAAATGAAACAAGTCCTTTAGTTTTCCCATTAATTAAGTGGCGTGAGGATAGTACAATGTTTGCGACTACTCCGAGCGTTGATGCTAGGGAGTTATTGCCTTGTTTGAAATTTAATGACTTACTAGATAAGATAAGCGACTACACCAATTATCAAATAGAAGCTAATTTACAAAGTGATATTATCGTAACTCCCAATAAATTTTCGGTTGATGTTGAAGAATTTGAGTTAAGAAAAGATAGCCATCCTATTAATTTTGGCGGTAGTTTTACTACAATTAACGAGGGGTCATCTACACAGACAATAACTAAGTCAACTGTTTTCGATACTCCTCAGAGTGGGGAGTTTTCAAATAATGAATTTGCACCAACAATTAACAGATTTGGTACTTTGTCATTTACTGGTAAATTATATTACATTTGGAAAATTAGCCCTGCAGATGTTTATGGTATTTTCGAAAGTAAAAAAACAAGGAATTTAGAAATTATAACTTACATAAAAGACGATTTAGGAACTATAATTAAACAGATAAAGTTACCAACTATTGAAATGAAGCTAATGGATAGTGCTACTGTTTCATCAAATGAATACGTTGATATTTCAATAGAAAGTCCTTTAATGACATTCGATAGTGCTAGAACTTACAATGTATCTTATTCATGTAAATTCCACCAACATGACAATATAGTTAGTGTCGCCAAGTTAGACAATAGAGGAGGTGACGTTTTAAAGTTTCAATCAAACGGTTCACTTGTATATGGTAACGATTTAAAGGTTAGCAATCTATTCGACATGAAAGTAGTTGATGTAATTAAGGAAGTAATCAATAGTTATCAAATTATGATTAATACTGATAACTACATTAAGAAAGTAACGTTTAATTATTTAGATGAATTAATTGATAATAAAATAAAAGCTATTAATTGGAGTGATAAATTAATAGGTGTCGAAAGTGTTGGGTTTACATTACCTAACATAGCTAAACGAAATCATTTAAAGTACAAAGAAAGTGATACTTTGCCTAATGATTCAAACAGTTACTTTGATGTAAGTAATGAAAATTTAAAAGATGAAACTAATTTAGTTCAACTATCTAGCGAAATGACTAGAACGTTTAAAGGTTATAATGATGAAACTATTTGTTTAATAAATGGTATTAATTCTGAGTATGAATTTCAAAACCCACCGTTTAGAATACTTGAATTAGACACTAGAAATTTACCTTATGATGTAACTTATTCAGATGCTTTAGGAAGTACAACAAATAATACTAATGTACCTTTTGCTATATTTAGAAACTTTGAGTATTTAAAAGATAATTACTTTAATGTACTTGAAGAAATATCTATTGATGCTAAAGTAATAAACGGTATTGTAAGAATTAGCCCTTTAGATTTGAATACAATTCGTTATTCATTCATACCTGTTTGGATATATTCAGCTAAATTTAACATTGACGGATATTTTCACGTAAACAAAATTGAAAATTATAAAAATAACATTGCTCAAGTTGAGCTAATAAGACTATAAAACATGGCAGAAAGAAGCGTATTATTCAATGTAGAACTAAACATTGCAGACTTAGAAAAAAACAGTAAAGAAGCAAGTGAAAGACTAGAGGAGTTAAGGATAAAACAAGCGTTGTTAAAAGCGGATAACCAACAAGGCAGTGTTGAGTATGCTAAGCTATCAAATGAGATTAGAGCAACGTCTAAACAGCTAAAAGACAATGCAAGTGCTATTGAAATAAGTTCACGTTTAAACAAAAAAAATACTGGCTCACTTGCAGAAATGCGAGAGGCTTTAAAATCTGGTGTACTTGCGTATGCAAATCTATCTAAAGAACAGAGGGAAAACGACCAAGTAGGTGGAGAACTTCAAAGAAATAATTTAGCATTAAAGAAGTCGATTAATGAATTAGAACAAGGTTACGGAACTTTCACAGGTGTAGTAGGTGACTATGAAGGCAAAATGTCCAGTTCAGGTCGTGCAACTAGAATAGTTAAAGATGAGGTTGATGACTTAGGAGCAACTTTTGAGGAGGTTCACGGTGAAATGAAACCAATGACTTCAAGAATAGGTGAGCTTGAAGACAGAATGTACGAGTTAGCTCTGGCAGGTCAGGCTGATACGGAGCAATTCAAGAAGCTACAAAAAGAAACTGTTGAGTTAAAGAAAACTATTTTAGAGGTTGATAAAGCTACGGATGCACTCGCTGAGAATACTGGAATAAGTGGGTTCGCTGGGTTAATCGGAGAAACTGGGGAAAGGTTACTAGCTTTAGATTTTAAAGGTGCAACTCAAAGAATAGAAGCCTTAAAATTAATGTCTAGTCAAACTACATTTAGTGGAATGATTGGGGGGATTAAAAACATGGGTAGTTCTTTAGCTAGTTTAGGTCGTGTTATCCTTACAAATCCTTTATTCTTAATGGCTGGTATAATAACAGGTATTGTAGTGGCTTTGGTTAAGTTCAATGAAAATGTAGAAAAGAAAGCGGTTAAAGCTCAAGAAGCTCACACAGCAAGTATTAATAAAAACATTAAAGCCTTAGAGCGACAAAATGAAGTAAGAAATAAAATATCTAACCTTGAAATTGAATTGTTAGAATTAGAGGGTGCAACTGCTAGAGAAATATCTGAGGCTAAGTTAAAGGCATTTAAAGAAGAACAAAACGGTAGATTGAAAGAGATTGAAGCGGCTCAGAAAAAAGACAAAGATTTAAGAAAACAATTTTATGAAACTGAAAATGCTGAACGTAAAAAAGCTATAAATGAAGAGCTAAAAGAGAATAATGCTAAGTTAGAAGAGTTGGGGAAATCATTTGATGGTTATGCAGAAAAAGAAATAATTTTAACAAAACAACTTCAAGCTAAAGTATCTGAGGAATATAAAAAAGGTCAAGAAGAACGTATTGCGAAAACCAAAGAAGCAAATGACAAATTAATAGCATTAAACAATACTTTGCAGGATATCATACTAGACAATGAAGATAAAACAAATGAAAACCAATTAGCAATCATAGAGGCTAAGTATGACGCTTTATTTAGATTAAATGAAAATAATACGGATGATTTAATCGAATTAGAAAAACAAAAGAATGATGAGTTAACAGCACTTGACGAACTTCAAAAAGAAGATGATTTAACACGTTTACAGGTCAATTTAGATAGGGAGTTAAAAGAGAATAAGGGTAATACTAAAATACAAGCTGAATTAAAGAAAGCGTTTGAACTTGACAAAGCAAAGATTGAAATAGATTATACTAATTTAAAAACGCAAAGAGATAATGAGTTAATCGACAAAGAAAAACAACATAATTTAGATAGGATAGCAAACGAGCAAAAAACAGCGGATGAGTTAGCGTTAATTAATGCTGAATTGAATTATAAAAATAGTGCTGGACTATCTAACGAACAGCAAATGTTTAAAGCTTTTCAAGATGAGAAGATACGAATTATAAAAGCAAATGCTGAACGTGAAATTGAATTAAATAACTTAGTAGGTGCTGAAGCGGATAAGGTTAGGGCAAAGGCTTTATTAGATGTTAAGAATGTAGAGGACCAAAAATTCACAGCAACTGAAGTTAAGAATGAAAAGGAATTAACATCTGAACAATTAAAATTACAGAAACAAACAACGGTGGCTTTAAATAGTGCTAATCAATTAAGTGGTGCTTTGTTTCAAGTTACTCAATCTAGATTAACTAAAGAGCTTAATTTGGTTACTGAGAATTACAACGCTCAAAGCGAAGCATTGAATAAACAACTTGAGGATGGGTTAATAACCGAAAACGAATACTTAACACAAAAGGCAAACATTGATAAACAATTTAGAAAGCAAAGTGCAAAAATAAAAGAAGAGCAATTTAAGAAGCAAAAACAGGCGGATTTAATTCAATCAATCATTAATACAGCGGTGGGCGTTACACAAGTAATTGCTAACCCTCCACTAGCTATATTAGCTGGAATATTAGGAGCAACGCAAACAGCGTTAATTGCTTCACAACCTACTCCGAAATTCGCAAAAGGTGGTGTGTTTGGTGGGAATAGTCACGCAAACGGTGGAACAAAAGGCGTGTTTTCAGATGGTACAAAAATTGAAGTTGAAAAAGATGAGGCTTTCTTTGTACTTAATAAAAAAGCAACTCAGAAAATAAGTGCATTAAGCAACCTTAACCAATCAACGGGTGGCGTTCCTTTAATGGCTAATGGTGGTAGTGTTAATTTCAATAGTGGAATGACAGCGAGTGTAGTGGCTTCAAATGTAGATAGTCAAAATAACATGACTAATCAATTACTTTCTTTGATTACTAACCTACCTACTCCAGTAGTAGCTGTACAGGATATTAATAACGCTCAAAATAGTTTAATGAACGTTGTTAACTTTGCAAGTTTTTAATTAACTTTATAAGCATGAAAGCAATAGAGGTTTTAGATGAATTACACGACAACGGAAAACTAATTGAACTGGCAAAAGCTGGTTTAGTTTCCACGTCAATATTAATATACAGAAAGGTGTATCACGCTTATAATTTTCAGCTACTTAATGGAGTGGCAAAAACTCAAGCTATAACAGATGTTAGTGATGTTTTTGGAATAAGTGAAAGAATGACGTACAGAATTTTAAAAAAGTTTAAATAATGAAAATATACAAAAAAGGAAATTACATTGTTTTCGATTCGGTTAACGGTGTGATGAAATTAGAACACGCTAACCAAGTAATGGTAAGTAAAAGTACAATTGATTCAAACGATTTTACTTTTGCTAGTGATGACCTAGGAATAATTAAAGTTTCATTTTCAGATATTACAGATGAAAACGGTGATTCTTATGGAAGTGTATCTTTGTTTAATGATTTTATACTAGATTCAACGGGTTTTAAGACGACCTCAGGCGGTAGTGAGGTTCAATATATTGGTAGTCTTTTTGGTTTCCCAGTTGCTGTAAACGGTGTTATAACACTAAAAGAAAATACAACTTATATAATAACTAAAGAAGTAGATTTATTAGGAAATAGATTAGTAGCAGGTGGCGTATGCAATTTATTCGGGTTATCTTCTGAAGTGTCATTTTTAACATCAACTGGGTTAGGAGTTGGAGTGCCTTTATTAACATCTGAATATACTATTGTTATAGAACGTATTTCATTTAAAGATGTAGACACTTGTTTCTCGATTGATGGTAACACCAACCTTGTAGCGTTAGATTGGAAAGCTGTAAATTTTATTGATATTCCAAATGTAGGTGTAGTAAATAGTTGCGACAATTTTATTTTTGATACTGGTGCTTTTTTAGGTTCGCAAGGTTTACGATTTACAGGAAGTATGGGAACAATAGGACTTAATAACTCATTGTTTAGAGGTTCGGGAAGCGCTGGGAACATATTAGAATTAGATGCTAGTTGTGTTATAACTAGACGTTTTAGAATTATTTACTCATCAATAATTGCTTTTGGTTCTACGGTAGGAATAAACGTAAACGCAAGTGCTACAATACCGACTGAAAGTTATATTTTAGATACGATTAATTTTAGTGGTGGAAGTACTTACATAAGTGGGGTAGATAGCACTTCCAATAACTCATTGTTTTCAAATTGTAAAGGAATTACTAACACGGCTGTAAACGGTCAAATGTATATGCAAAACAATACAACAGCGACAACAATAGCAAACACAACTGATTTTGTAAAGGTAGCAGGTACAACAATAGCAAGTGCTGACAATTCTAAGTACACAATGACAGATAATAGATTAACAAACAACGCTGTTATTCAAAGAAAGTATTTATTAACGTGTACACTTTCATTCGATGCAGGTGCAAACAATGTATGTCAATTTGGTTTTTATGATTCAAAATTAGGTGCTATAAGAGAGCCTAGTAAAACTAAAGCGACTGCAAACACAGGGGGACGTGCTGAGAATTTAACAATGAGTTGTGTTGTTAGTCATTCGAATGATGACTACATAGAAATTCATGCAAAAAATACAACTTCCACAACCAATATAACAGTTTCAGACATGAACGTAGTAATAACAGAAATCAAGTAAATGAAAGTAGGTGTAATTATTCCAGACCGTAACGACAGACCGAAGTTTTTAGAACATTGCCTGAAAATGCTATCTAAACAAACAATGCAACCTACATTTATTGAGGATGTAAATTTTGTTAACCCTACTAATAACTTTGATTTAACGCAACGTGTTAGAATTGGTTTTGATAGGTTAAAAAATATTTGTGATTGCGTTTTAATAATTGAAAACGATGATTACTATTCTGAAAACTATATTGAAACAATGGTTAATAAATGGATTGAATTAGGTAAACCCGAATTACTAGGTACTGATTATACTTACTACTACCATATATTTAAAAAGCAATACAGAAAGCTAGTGCATAAAGGCAGGGCGTCATTAATGAACACTTTGATTAATACTAAGTTAAACGTCAATTGGTGCGATAATAATGATATTTTTTTAGATTTGCATTTATGGAATAAACACAAAGGGTTAACGTTCACCCCAGAAGTTCCTATTGCTGTAGGTATTAAGCATGGTATCGGTTTATGTGGTGGCTCAGGTCATAACAGAATGGTGTTAACTGAAAATGATGAAAGTTTAGAAGTACTTAAATCTTTAGTAGATAAAGAAAGTTTTAATTTTTATAAAAGTTTATGATTCATCCAACAGCGATAATTTACCCAAATGTTACAATTGGGGAAAATGTAGAAATAGGAGCTTACTGCATTATCGGAGCGCCTGCAGAAAGTAAGAGATTTTGGGGTAAAGAGGGTAAAGGTGTAGTAATTAAAGACAATACTATTATAACAGGTCATTGCACTATTGATGCAGGAACGGAAAAGCCTACGATTATAGGTAGTGATTGTTTTATAATGAAAGGCGTTCATATAGGTCATGATGCAACTATTAAAAAGGGTGTTACTTTATCCCCTCACGTTGTTGTCGGTGGTCATGTAACTATAGAAGAAAATGTAAACATGGGTATTGCTTCAGTTGTTCATCAAAGACAAATAATACCAAGAAATTGTATGATAGGAATGAACACAACTATCACTAAGCAAACAAGAATGATTGAGAAAGGTTGTTATATTGGAAGCCCTGCGAGATGGATAAGAGAAAACTAATACTTTGTTATACCTACTTTAACGGTATAGAGCAACTAAAACACTCATTTTCTAAAATGTCTGGACTTGTTGACGATGTTTTAATCTGTTACCAGGAAGTATCAAACACAGGTAACAAAAACGAAAATGTATTAAAAGAATTAGATCCATTCCACGCTCACAAATTTATTTATCATACAGACTTAAATCTAAACACAAAGGAAAACGAAAGAAGAAAGCATAATCGAATGATACGAGAAGCTAAAAAGTTGGGTGCTACTCACTTTATACTTTCGGCTGTTGACCATGTGTATATCTATGACGATATTCAGAAAGCATTGAATGAAGATGTAGATGTAACATTTACGAGAATGTACACGTATTACAAACAAGACAATTGGAGGGTTGAACCTCCTGAAGAATATTATATGCCTTTTGTTCATAAAATGTATGATAATACTTGTATAGCGACTAGAAACGATTACCCGGTATTAACCGACCCTAGTGTAAGAGTTAATACAATGAATAGCTTTAAAGTATACGACATTAACGAATGTGTGTTACATCATTATAGTATGGTTAGAAATGACATATACAATAAGTTCAACAACTCTGCTAGTCGTGGCAATTGGTCAACTGAAAAGTTACAAGGCTTTATTGATGAATATGAAAATGCGAAAGTAGGTGATTCGATTAGTTATTTTAAAGGTCGAAAAATTGTTGAAAGTGAGCTATCACTATGACCAACCGAAAGCGTAACTCCTCGTTTTTTAAACTCTTTGTAAAGTTCTTTGTAATCATTTAACGCTTTATCTCGGGAATTCCCGTTAATATGTGGGTGGTCGTTAAAATCTACTCCCCAAAGTACAATCTCTTTTGCCCCTAGCTTATACGCTAATATACAAGCAACGTAAGGCGAGTTATTAGAATAACAAAACTTATCATTGTCTAACTCATGAAGCAACCCTCTACCATTATTGAATTGAATAAAATTAAAAGGCTTAATAACATCACGCCAGTCATTTACTTGAGAATAAAAACCTTTGCATTTTGTAGATGCTATTGAATGAAATCTTTTTGAATCAAATACACTAGGGTGGTCGACACAAACAACGTAATCAGTTTTAAAACGTGAGTGTATATCATTTACTCCTATTGTTATATTTCCATCTTCTTTGAAATGGTTTAAAGTTTCTCCTAGTCCTAATATGTTAATCTTCATCTTGTAATAATTTGTTTATTTGTTCAGTTGCTATTTCTATGTCTTTTCTATACATATCAATTTTCACTTGTTTAAACTCTTCTTTTGAATATTTCCTTTTACAAACTAAACGTGTTTTCAATGAATGTTCACCAATATCAACTTTTATTTCTGTATATCCTTTTTGTTTTGCAAACTCAAAAAACTCAAAAAAATCATTTATATTATTATTGTCGATATCAATATAAATTAAATCGTATCCTTGAGTAAAACTTTTTATTTCAGTTATTTCCATATTCTTTTTAAATTATTCAAAATTATATTATATAAAATAATATTTACGCAAATATGACAATTTAAGTTCAATAATACAACTATTATACTAACTAATTTTAAACATATGATTGGAAATGTTTATATAATCGGTCAAATTGGTAGTTCTTACGATGACAATGGTAACCTTATTAAAAAGGGGGTTGAAGTCATTGATGTAGTTCAACAATTATCTAGCATTCAAGATGCTGAAAGGGTTAACGTTTACATTAATTCTGAGGGCGGTTTTGTTGATACAGGTAGACAAATAGCTGAATTGCTTAAGAATGTCCCTAATTGCTTTACTATTGCTTCAGAGCTTTGTGCTTCAATAGCAACTGAAATTCATTTAGCTGTACCATTACAAAATCGTTTAATCGAAAAGGGTACTACATACATGATTCATAACCCTTTGTTTATGGGCGTGAGTGGTGATGCTGATACACTTAAAAGAATGAGTGAAAGCATTAAGAAGACTGAAGGCGAAATGGAAGCTATGTATTCAAAAGCTACAGGACTAAGCAAAGAAATACTTTCTAGTTTAATGCAAGTTGAGACACATTTAACGGATGAACAAGCGGTTAAATTAAACTTCGCTAGTAAAGTAATTGATAAAATGGAAAGAAAGGCGGTTGCCTTATTTAATAATCAAAAATCAAATATGAAAGAACAAGGAAAAAGTTTTTCAGAAAGGTTAGCCTTAGCAATGGCAGTCTTAACTGGAAAAGAAGAGGTAAACGAGCGTAATGCTCTAGCAATGGAAATACCAACTGACAAAGGATTGTTAGTTACTCCATTTGAAGATTTGCAAGTAGGTGACGAAGCAATGATTGACGGTAACGCTATTGAGGGAACAGTTGAATTTGTTGCTGAAAACGGTAAAGTTATCGTAGTAGTTGACGGTTTAGTTGCTGAAATCAAAGAAATGGTTGAACCTGCAAATGAAGAGTTAGCACAGTTGAAAGCTGAAAACGAAAGTTTAAAAGCTCAAATTTCGGAACTTCAAACAGTTTCAGAAAGTGCATTAGCTAAGTTAGAAGAGTTAGCACAAAAAGGAAGTTCTTACACTCCTCCAGCTTCAGCTCAAACGTTTAGAAAAGTAGAAGCTCCAAAAGTAGAAAGCTACGAAGAGAGAAAACAAAGATTGTATTCAAATAAATAATAAATAGAAAAAATGGCGGTAATAACAGCATCAGATTTAACATGGAATGGAGAAGAGATAAAGTCAATCTCTGAGGCTCTATTCGTAGGTGGTTTTAAAAAACCAGAAATAGCACAATTTCACTCATTAGCTGAAGGAATTGTAGCAAAAAAACAAATTGCAATCTTAGGTAGATTGAATGGTTACTTAGGTAAAGGGACAAACGCTTGTGGCGAATCAGACGCTACAAACGGAATAACAAACACTGAGAAGTTTTGGGATCCAGCAACAATTTCTGATAGACTTCCTTTCTGTTGGACAGACTTAAAAGAAACTTTCTTTATTTGGGGTTTAAACAAAGGTATTGCAAAAGGTGACTTAACTTCAACTGACCTTTTAATTTACTTAGAAGAGTTGGTAAAAGATGCAATTGTAGAAACGGTTTATCGTTTGGCATACTTTGGGGATAAAGATGCTGCGGATGTTGACGCTTCACCTGCTGGAGTTTTAACAAGTGGTACAGATGTTCTTTACTTCAACAAAATCAATGGATTCTTTAAACAACTTTTTGCAATTGCAACAGCAGACACGGATAGATTAACTACTGATTTAGCTTCAAGAAACGGTCAGTCATCTTATGCGGCTCAAAAATTCACGTCAACAGATACAACTAACAAAGTAGTTACAAACGCTTTGCAAAATATGTATTATGATGCTGACATGAGATTGAGAGAGCAAACAGATTTAGTTTACATTGTTACTCAATCGGTTGCTGATCAATACGCAAAAGAATTGAAAGCGGCTAATCAAGCATTCACAACTGAGCGTTTAGAAAACGGTATTACTTTATTGTTATCAGATGGTATTGAAGTTTTAGGTTTCCCATTCTTAGATAGAATTATCAAAACTTCTTATGATAACGGTACTAAATATTACTTACCTCACAGAGCTATTTTGACTACTAAAACTAATTTACAGTTAGGTGCTGAAGAGTCAGGAAGTTTGACAGAAACGGATGTATGGTATGACAAAACAGCTAACAAGACTTACTTAAAATTCTCGTTAACTATGGATGCTAAGGTTTTACTTGACCACTTAGTACAAGTAGCTTACTAATATTAATCATTTAGGGGAGCGTTAAAAACTCCCCTTTTTAAACTCATAGAAAAATGGCAACAATTTGCGGTAAAATAAATGCAAGTATAGCGAAATCATGTGTTACTCCATTACAAGGTGGGACAGAAGATAGAGCATGGATAATTAATAAAGCTGACATTGCTTCAGTATCTTATGAAGCTGGTGGTGAAATAGTAGAGGATATTGTTTTAAACTCAGGAGCAACAGCTTTTTACATTGACGGAAAAAATAACTCAATCGAGCCTAACTCTGCAATGGTAGATGTAGGTTTCTTTAATATGTTTGACCACACGGTAACATTTAAAGGTTTTGATATTTCACCAGATATTAAAGCTCAATTGAATTCAGCTAAAGATGGTAAATATGTAGTAATCGTTGAAAATTACTTTAAAGGTGCAACAGGGAATTCAGCATTTGAGGTGTACGGTTTAACAACTGGTTTAGAGTTCTCAGAATTAACTAGAACAGCTAACGATGAAGCAACACAAGGAGCTTTCCACTTCGTGTTAACTACTAAGGTTAATAAGGAAGCTAAGTTACCAAATCCTTTATTCGTAACTTCTTATGCTGCAACTAAAGCTGTAGTAGAAGGTTTATTGTAATATCAAATAATTTTAGTAAATTTAAGGGTGTTAATTATAGCACCCTTTTTTTATGACAACATTATTAGACATAGTTAAGCAAAGCGAGAAAACAAAGAATATTTGGCGTGAAAATTACAATTCTACTGAGTGGAAAAATGCTAATAAGCTAAACATTCTACTTTACGGAATGTCATTAAATCAAAAGCCTAAATGTTCGTGTTTGGAAGACTTGTTTTTTATGTTGAAATCAAATAATATTAATCAAAAATTCAAAGATAAAATGGAGCAAAAATTCAAAATCAAAAAAGGTAAGTTAGTTAGTTCGTTTAAGTTTGGTTTTCATTTAAGTGAGCAGTCGAATGACGAGCAAATAAAAGAAGCTTTAAAGTTAGACCCTAGCTTAATAGTGTATTTCGATGAGTTTCCCGAAGATTGGAAAGTAATTGTAGGGCTTGAGAAAAAACAACGTGCAAAAAGAAAGGTAAATGGCAAAGCTTAAAGCAACAGCAATAAAAGTTGAACCCCGTTTAGATTATAAGGAAAATAAGTCGTTAAATATCTATCCGTATGACTTTGATAATAAATATCCTCAAAGGGTAACTGATATAATTAACGATTCACCAACTTCAAAGACTTGTTTAAAATTAAAGGATAAGTTTGTTTTTGGTGGGGGGTTCAAAGACTTAACATTTTATAAGTCTAATGTAAATGATAGGCAAACGGTAGATTCTTTTTTAAGACGTTTAATTAAGGACTTTTCACGTTTTGGAGGGTTTGCAATTCATGTTAATTATAACGGATTAGGACAAAAAATATCTAGTCATGTAGTGCCTTTTGAATATGTTAGACGTAGCATGGACAAAGGAATGTTCAAAGTGTATGATGATTGGGGTAACGTTAAGAGAAAGTCAGTTGATGAAAAGTTGATTGATGAATTGAACGAGTATAACCCCGACAATGCTATTCGTGAGGGTGAAGCAATCGGTTGGGAAAATTACAAAGGTCAACTATTCTATTACAACGGTAATGAAGAGGGTTATCCTATTTCTCCTTTAGATGCTATTCTTGAAAATATGTTAACTGAGGGGCAACTAAAGAAATTTAAACATTCTATAAGTGCTAAAAACTTCATGGCTTCTCACTTGCTTGTAATGGGGAAACAAGAAAGCGAAGAAGCTCAGGATGAATTTGATGAAAACTTAAGACAGTTTCAAGGTGGCGAGGGTGCTGGAACAATTATGATTGTTGAGCGTGAAAGCAATGAAGAAATTATTGAACTTAAAAAAGTTGAGATTCAAAATTATGACGGGCTTTATGAATATACTGAAAATTCAAGCCGTGACATTATTATAAATCAATTCTTAATACCTCCTGTATTACTTTTAAGAGTTGCTGGAACGTTGGGAACGTCTAAAGAAATTGCAGATGCCTTTGATTACTATAATGCTATTACAAGCGATGAAAGGTTAGTTATTGAAGAAACATTTAAGGAGTTATTTAATAATTGGTACGCACCTATTAACCCTAGTAATGACTATTCAATTATTCCTTTGAAGTATGCGAAGCCAATAGATACTGCATATCTTCAATATTTTACTGAGGATGAAATAAGAATGTCATTTGGTTTTGAACCTAAAAAAATACAAAGATGATAACAACTCAATTAATTACATTAGCAAATATTAGGGCTGTCAAATCGATTGCCCTAAATGTGCAACAAGAGAAGGAGTTAATTCCTTATATATTAGAAGCTCAAAACTTTGATTTAGTTAAATTCTTAGGTGACGCTTTTTACTTAGCCTTAGTTGATGACTTTAACGCAAGTCCTAGTTTATCAACTTATTCAACTTTATTTAACGGTGGCTCATACATTCATAATGGTGTTAATTACCAACTATACGGAGTTAAAGACTTAATTGTTTACTATGCTTATGCGAGGTATGTTAATAACAGCAATGTAATTGCAACTCCTACGGGCTTTGTAAATAAAACGAACCCTTATAGTGAGCAGGTTACTGACAAAACTATTTCACGTTTAGTCGATAATGCAAGGGCGGGGGCTTCATTTATTGAGGATTCTTTAAAAAACTACTTAAATCGTAAAAATAGTGACTATCCATTATGGTTAAGTTGCGAAAAAACAACTAACTTTAGAACTAGAATAAGACAAGTATGAACAGCGAAAATTTAATACTACGAGAAACGGACAATTTACCGTTAATAAATAAAAATGACTTCATTGAAAATGCTGATTTTGATAGTAATTTTATCAATATATTCAATGATTTTTTAGCACTTTGCGACACTAATTATATAGATGCTTATTCAGGTGCCACAACATATAATTTGGGGGAATTTGTTGTGTATGATAATAAGCTTTGGGAAAGTGTATCAACGGATGCTTTTACAAATGTAACTCCAGGAACTGATACGGATTATTGGGTTGATAGGTTTCCAACTATTTTAGGACATATTAAAAACTCAGATAGTAAACTAGCCGAAAATACAGCGGATGAAGTTACAGCATCTGAAATAAGATCGTTTATTGATGCAGGTTTAACAAGTACAACCAATTTAAGTATTACTGAAAATACGGGAGTATCTTTAAAGATTAACAGCTCAACGGGTACAGATGTTACTTTAACAATTGCTAGTGAAACAATAGCAGGTTTACTGAGTGCTGCTGATAAGATTAAGCTAAATAATTTAAGCGGTGTTAATACTGGTGACCAAACACTAGGAAGTTTAGGAGCTGAAGCGGTGTCTAACAAAGCAACTGATTTTTCAGTATTAAATGACGTTCTATATCCAACAACTTCGGCTGTTAATGCTTTACTTACAACTGGAGTATCTGATGCGGTTGAAAGTTTTATTGGTGACAATTACGCTTTAAAAAGATTAAGCGTTGCGAGTGCAATTACGACTTCAAGAAGCTTAACACAAGAAGATGAAAGTAAAGTTATACCATTAAGCGGTGCGGGTATTACAACGCCTATTGTTGTGACTTTACCAAATAACGATACAGAAGCTATTGCTGTAGGTAGTCAATTTATGTTTTACCTAGTTTCAGATAGTGCTACTGTATCATTTGTTGCAGAGGTGGAAAGCCCACAAGTAGTAACTTTGATTAGTGCGGGTGACTTAGTAGCAATGGACACTATCGGAGCGGTTGTTTCTTTAGTTAAGGTTGCAACGAATGAATGGTTATTAACTGGTAAATTAGCTTAATTATGTACGCTTTTCAACATGGCATTATTGCAAGTGGTAGTGGTGGTGGTTCTACTCCTTTGCCTATCTCAAACCTTATCGCTTATTCTTTTAGAAAGGTATTACCAACGGCAACAGTATCATTTAGAGTTAGGCGTTCTAGCGACAATGCAGAACAAGATATAGGATTTGTTGGTAACGATTTAGATACTGCTAGTTTATTAAGTTTTGTTGGTGCTAATAATGGTTTTGTCACTAAAATATACGAGCAAAGTGGTGGGGGTATTGACTTAACGCAAACTGTTGCAACGGGACAATTTCAAATAGTTGCAAGTGGCGTTGTTAACACTATGAACGGGAAGCCTAGCTGTATAACAGGCACAACACTTTCTAAATATATGTTAACTACTAGTTTATTCAATCCTAGTGTGGTAAATGGTGTATCTATTTTTAGTGTCACAAAACCTATAACACATTTAGGTGGTGGTTTTGCTGTTGATTGGCTGTATTCAATAGGTGCTGGTGGTGCTTTTACACCTAGTAGATTTTTTGATAATAATATTCCTGGTACTGCTGGAAATCCCACAACTTATAATCATAACACTCAAAATGGAGGCTCATTAATAACTACACCATACACAAGTGGAACTAAGCTACAAGGACATTTAATTAAAAGTGGTGATAATAAATATTATCAAAACAATGTATTAGTAGGTTCTAACACAAATAGCTTAGTAACTCCTAGTATTAATCAAAGACTAGTTATTAACGGAATTTCATGGACGGTTGGGAGTACAGCTTCAGCTAATCAGTATTTTTCAGAAATCTTAATTTATAATTCAGATGAAAGCTCAAATTTAACAACAATTCAAAATAATATTAACTCATACTATTCAATATACTAAAATGAACGGATATAAATTCACAACTATAGCTGAAGTAAACACAGCTATTCAGACAATTAATAATGCTAACAACTTTATTCCTATCGATGGGAATGTAACGCAAACACTTGTAACAGCTTCAATTCAAACATATAACGGTGAAAGTTTTTATGTTATTAGATTTGATGAATATAGTCAAGTTTTGGGAGAACATTTAGAAATATTAGTTGACTAAATGGAAGCACCTAACTACATATTCGTGGGACTTATTACGGTACTTTTTGGAGTTGTAAGATACTTCTTTAAAGACCTACATAATAAGTTCATAGAAAGCGAAAAGAAAAGCGAAGATTTGCACGATAAGGTAGTTAAATTGGAGGGTAAGGTGGAGAGATTGGATGAGAAGATGCCTAGCGAGATAGCTAATTTAGAGCGTATAATGGAATTGAAGTTTGAACAGTTTAATAAGCAATTTGAGGAGCTAACAAAAGCTATTCGACACGCTGAAAGAACAATGACATCACAAGCTGAAGCATTTGTTAAGCTACTTCAAGAGGTTAAGAAATGAAACAAATCATTGAAGATACATTAAAGAAAAACGGTAAGTGGAGTAGAACATCACTTACCATGTTTTCAGCGTGGTTAATTGTTGTGTTTATGGTATTCTTTGACTTATGCAAAGAGGGTTTTAGATTCGATGTATTTGTTACTATGGTAGGTGTAGCATTAGGAAGTAAATTAACGGATAGTATTGGTAAAAGATTTGAGAAAAATGAAAGTAAATAACATAATTATAGCTTTATTAATCGGTATTTTGATTTATCTACTATTTCAGAAACGACCGTTACACGAGCCAATAAAGTACATCAATAGATATGAAACTAGAATTGATACTTTGTTAAAAGATACAACTATTTTTAAGACTAAAATAAGACGTTTTAAAGACACTATTTACATTTATAAGGATAGTATAACAATAGCCAAAGAAAACAAAGATACAGTCAAAATAATAGCGTTTCAAGATAGTGTAATAATTCAACAAGATTATACAATAAAATGGCAGGATACATTGATTGGTCAAATGGATAGCATTGTAATGTATCAAAATAAAGTAAGTGATAAACAAAAAGCAACTATTCAAGAACTTAAAAAAGATTCTCAAAAGAATAAAAAAAGAAATAGAATAAAATCAATTGTTGCAGGAATTGGATTATTAACTTTATTAATTATTAAGTAATGGAAAATATAAGTAAGCATATTAGTTTTAAAGAAGCTACTCACTCGAATACTGCAATAGCTAGGAAAATTAAAAACGTTCCAGATGCTGATACGATTGTTAGAATGAAATTAGTAGCGGAAAAATGCTTTGAGCCGGTTAGAGTTTGGTACGGAAAACCGATTAAAATAAATTCATTCTATCGTAGTGAAAAATTAAATGTTGCTATTGGTGGAGCTAAAAAAAGCCAACACGTGAAAGGTGAAGCAATAGATTTGACAGCAGGAAGTGTTGAGGAAAATAAGAAGCTTTATGATTGGATGACAAAGAATATAGATTTTGACCAATTAATTTGGGAGTATGGGGGTCGTTGGATTCACGTTTCTTATAAAATTAATGGTAATCGTAATATGAAATTCAATATTAATTAGTATATTTACTTATTCATAATTTTTTAGGTGTTTTAAATGTTTAAGGGAGGTGTTAAAGCCTCCCTTTTTTGTTAGTTAAAATAATGTTAAAGTGCTGTTTTTTTCAGCTACAATATCTGAATGATTTTTAGCATTTATCTTAAAGTAACTTTCTTTTAATTCAATCGATATACTTTTACGATTCATTTTTAAAGCTGTAAAACCCTCACTACCTATACCTCCAAATGGACTTAATACTGTTTCCCCCTCATTTGTATATAAATGTAATATCCTTTCAATAGTATCTAATTGTAATGGGCATATATGTTTTTCATCGTTTCCGTCACGTCCAGAACGATATTGTAATGTTCTTGAATAATCAATATCATGCCAAACAGGAGAAGCATATTTTTGCCACAAGTCAACAGGTAAATAATCGCTTTTACTTTGGTCTTTATCTTGATGAGTAATTGGAACTAAATTTTCTCCCTCGTTCCTAAAAAATAAAATATAGTCAGGAATACCTACTCTTGTCATTGAGCTATCTTTTTTAATCGTTTTATGCAATAAACCTAGTGCTTTTGTACGTTGCATTTCAGTAACTGGGTTCTTCCATATAGTTGTTCTTGAATGATAAATAAATCCTTGTTCTTGAAACCATTGAGTAATCATACCGCTAAAATCACGCAAACCGATATACCCCTCTTTACCTTTTTGAATTGGTAAATCCATACAATGAATAGCACAAATACGACCTGGTTTCAATGTTCTTTTTAATTCAGGAATTAAGTATTTAAAATGTTCTTCAAATTGCTTATAATCTGAAACATTACCCATATCCTCTTCTTTATCAGAATAAACATATAACTCAGCAAATGGAGGAGAAAAAACAACTATATCAGCTTTATTATCTTCTATTTTTTTAATTTCAGAAACGCAATCACCATTTAACAAATGATAGTTTTCTGTTTTAATTTCTTTATTATTTATCATAACTTTTGTTTTATTTGCTTTATAATCGTTTTCAGCTGAATATTTAGACATCTCTTTTATCATTTCAAAATGTCTTTGTTGTTTTTCTAAAATTGTACTTCTTACATTAGTTTGAGATTCAGGTATTAAAATATGAACTGTTACTTTATTCTTTTGCCCAAATCTATAACAACGTCTTACTGCTTGATAAAATGCCTCAAATTTAAAATCATAAGACATAAATACCATTTGATTACAGTTTTGATAGTTCATACCAAAAGAAGCAATAGAAGTCTTTGTTATTAAAGTTTTAAAATCATTATTTGCAAAGCCATTTAAATGTTTAGCTTTATATTCTGGTTTATCAGAACCTTGTACATTTACACTATCTTTAAGTAACTTTGACAATGTATCTGTTTCATTATTTTTTAACCCCCAAACTATCCATTGATTATTGTTTGAGTTAACTAATTCAATAGTTTTTTCAATACGTTTTTCAAATGAACGGTTTAAATCTTTATGCAAGTCAGTAGCACTTACTGCAACATCACCGAATAAAGAATCAGTATTATTTTCAACTGGTATAATATGTTCAATAAATTCTATTTCTGGTAAATCATAACCATTATGACAAAAACCTAAAGTATCAGGACTATCACAAGCCATTGACCATGTAGATACGTATTTCCAGAATGGGTCTTTTGCATGTTTTCTTAATCTCCATTTAGAAGTTTCACCGCCATCATGAACAAAGTACATAGCTAACATTTCTAAGTAACTCATAGCCCCTAAAAATTGAGAATGATTACCTAACTCCATATGGTCGTTTGGTGATGGTGTAGCTGTACAAGCTAATTTATAAGGTGTAGATTTAAAACTTTCAATAATTAATTGACTTGTTTTTCCTGAGTTATTTTTTAATATTGAACTTTCATCTAAAACTACTCCTACATATTTTGAAGTATCTATATTTTGAAGTTGGTCATAATTTAAAACTTCAATATTAGTGCTATCGATGTTAAATTTACTAAATTCTTTTTTTGTTTGTTCAACTACTGCTAGAGCTGTTAAAACTAAAACATTACCTTTTGTTTCTCTAACAACTTGATAAGCCCATTCTAATTGCATTAAAGTTTTTCCTAAACCACAATCAAAAAATAAAGCAAATCTACCTTTATTTAATGCTGTTTTAACTGCAAATCTTTGAAAATCAAATAAGTTTTTATTTAATTCTATTTCATCAATTTCAAATCCACTCGAAATAAATGTTTTTTTCTTTGTTTCTAAAAATTTTTCGTAATCGTTCATAATTGTTTGTTTTAAATGTTTCAACAAATATAGTATTAATTTCTATATAAATTCAAGTTTATCAATAAATTTTCTAAATACTTCAGCGACATCGTTATGCTGGTCACTTACTCCTTTCTCGACCTTACCATTGTAAAGACTGTTTAAGAAGTCTTCAATGGTGTATTTAAGTTTATCAGTAAAAACATTCGGTGCTACTTTGTTAGCTTCTTCTATGTGGTCTATTAATGCTAATAGTCCTCCTGTTGCTATTACTATAGACTTATCAAAGTTAGGTTTATCACTTAAGTATAACCTTAAACGTTCTTCTTCTAGTTGTGCTTTGCTTTTAATCATGATTTCTGTATTTATGTTCAAAATATGCTATTGCTAATCTTATCACTCCGTATGCTAGGACTATCCCAAAACATACACTAAAGCTAATTATTATCATTTTCATGTTTATAAAATTTTAATTGTTTTAAAATCATTGAATGTTCTTTTTTTAACGCTCTAAAGTAGTGCTTCATTAACACGTTTCCTTTTCTTTTTCTCATACTTCTAAATTGGTTACTTGTTCAAAACTTTCTTTGTCTAGGTACTGGAAAGAGTTATTAGCTATATCAACAGCTAATTTAATAAGTCCTTGTTTTGATGTGTTTCGATTGTTTTTTTTCGCTATCACTTCTAAATGTTGCAAGTCAATGTTAGCGAAGTCAATGATACTTTTTCCTTTCTTCATAATATTAGTTATTTATTTTGTTACTGCAAATATAACTATTATTTATTAAATAACAAGTTTTATTATATATTTTACTACATTAAATAAAAAACCCCTTGAAAATCAAAGGGTTTAATGTAGTTGCGTGTATATAGTTGTTGTACACAATATGGCTTAGGTCTGTACATTAAATAAAGTTTCGTGCATAGAATTTTTAAAAGCCTTAATTCGGTCATTTGCTATATTAAAGTATTTCTCATCCATTTCAATACCTATAAAGTTTCTGTTAAACTCAACACAAGCAAGTGCAGTCGTTCCGCTTCCCATAAAGGGGTCTATTATTGTGTAATCTTCAGGAAGAATACCTATAATTCTTTTCATCACTTCATAAGGCATTTGGCAAGGGTGTTCAGTTTTTTCCTTGCTTACATTTTTAACTTGGTTTATTTCCCACCAGTCATATAACCTCGCTTTTTTTCCTTCGGCTATTCGTTTTGCTATTCGCTTATCTGTTGGGTTTTTATATGGTTGTCCTACTTTCCTAAAGTCAGGTTTTACGCCAAAAAAAGCTATATCCCTATGCTGTTTACCAGTGTTTGAGTTATAAACCCAGCTTACTACTTTTTCAGGAAATAAACCAATGTTAAAAGAGTGCTTGTACAGGTATTCAGGATAATGTATTATCACTTGCTTGTTTACACCAAAGATATTTTTTAAGAAGTCGTAATATTCATCTTCCTTCATTTTATCTTTATAGGTATTGTAGTGGTATCCAATATTAAAAGGTGGGTCGCTTACAAAAATGACCTTACTAAAGTCAATATCTAAATTCTTTAGTTCTTCAATAGAGTTCCCGTTTATAGTTTTAATTTCGTTCATAAGGCTTTTAAAAATTCTTTATTAGTTCTGTTCTTTTATTAAGGTTAGTGCTTCAATGTCGCCATACAGTGTACAACAATGTATAAAAAACATTAAAACGATTTTTTATACGAGTACGTTGTAGGCAATTGCCTAAACTTGACTATCCCACCATTCAACAAAATCTTCGTATCTTAAAGTTTTTGCCTTTTTATAAGCCTCATTGCTTAATCGTTTAGGCAACTGTTCGCTTTGCCCTACAACATCGTGTATGCGTAAGGCTTGCTCCCGTTCATTAATAAAGTTTTCAATTCTTGATTGTATTGTTTCATCACAGCAATCTGTCGCTATCAAAAATCTAACATCCTTTACAACTTGTTTTATATTATCCATTTCAATTTAATTTTATCGTTAATAAATCGCCCTACGCATACACGAGAACCGGTTATAAGAAATGCCTTAGTTCATCTTTCTAATTGAGATTCTCGTGAGAAAAACAAAAAGAAAATTTTGCCTACGCACTTTTTAAAATTACTTATACACCTCACAAGATTCGCTACAACCATCTAATTTGTATTCTTGTGCAAATAAATCTAACTGTTCTTCTGAAAGCATACCCATTTCAAATAATTCTTTAATTGATTTACCACCTCTAAAAAAAGAAATAACTTTATCTGAATTTCTGCTTAAATGGGAATATTTATTAATCATACTTTGCCACCATTCAAATCTTTGTGGGTAATCTTTTGTGTTTTGCACTAATACTTTAAAAGATTTTTTCCAACAAATATCGCAATTACCTAAATTTATTGGAACTTTTAAGTTAAATTTATATCCACTCCACCATCTAAGTATATCTATTTTTTTCGTTGGATAATCTTTCACTAAAGGATATAATATTTTTTTCTTAATTCTATTCTCATTCATTCTATCAATTTCATCAACTCTAATTCCTATTGCTTTCCAATAACCTTTCCATCCTATAGATTTAAGATATTTTTCAATAGGCTTTCTTTTTAATTGGTCAGAACAGAAAGGAGCGGAGGAGCAAGGTATGCCAATAGCTGAAATCATTTCTTCAAATGGTTCTCCATTTCTTGATGCTGTTTCAAAAGTAACTTCTTTAAAAGATACTCCCCACCCTTTTTTTGTAATCAAAGTTCCATCTTCTTTTCTGTGCTTAGATTCAATCCAATGTATTTTTACACCGAAATTTATTTCACAATCCCTTACAAATTCAAGTGTTCCTTCATGTTCTTTTCCTGTGTTTGCAAAAACAACTATAAATTCATATTTTTCATTATATTCTTTTGAATCAAGTATTCTTTTTAGCATATAAGCAGAAGTTCTTCCACCTGAGAATGATATAAGTAATTTTTCTTTTCCCTCGCTCATTTTCTTTTTGTTTAGTTTATCGTTCTATTAATATTTTCCATTTAAAGTCGGCACTTCTTATAACACCATATTAGAAAACATTAAAACGTTTCCAATATGGGTTACGTTAGCGCACATTTTGAAACTCGTTGTTAAATGGCACAAAGCAAGGGGCGTAATACTCATCTTTCCCATTGTGATGCCTGCAAATTGGTTGATATATCCACCCACCAGGCACTCTTGTAATATCTGTTCTTACGCCCCACTTCATATCAGCGTGTAATGTTTCATTCAATCCAAGTGAATATAAACGTGCGCTAACATCGGCTATAAAATCATTGCCGTTTTGCTGCTTATCCGAAGGTTTGTTCTCTTTACTCATTTTGTTTCTAATTTAAAATTTAATGCGTTTTAATCGGCAACGCTTCATAGCCGTAGCCATTAT